TGGAGAAAATCCGCAACGCGGTCGGCAGCGTCGTCTCGTGGGTTGAGTCGAAAATCGACGCGCTCATCAACAAGCTGCGGGAGTTGATTTCGGCGTTTGACAACCTTACGGGCTTCGACCTCGGTGGAACTATGTTCGGCGGATTCGGCGGTAAGGCGTCGACCGGCGTCCCGAACTATTCGGTGCCGCAGACACCTTACGGCTCGATCCTCGGAACACCGCCAAAGGGGACGGGAAAAATCCCGCTTTCGCTTCCGCAGCCGGATGCCCCTCCCGCGACAAAGGAAGACATTCTGAATCACCTCAAGCAGCAGTCGAACAACACCTACAACATCAACGTCAATGCCCCCGGTGCGAACGGCGACGAAATCGCCGATCGAGTGCGCCGGGCATTTGAACGGAAACCGCTTTACGACTCCAACGGAGCACTCGCTCCCGGTTAAACCATGCTCGGAACCCTCATTGCTCTTGGTCCCTTCCGCTTCTCCCTTTCGGGCGCGGCTTACGACGACTTGTCGCGCTCCTCGAAGTGGGACTGGCCGGCCGTTGACCGTGTCGGCTCGATGCCTGCGCTTCAATTTACGGGGCCGCAGAACGACACGATCACGCTCAACGGGCGGATCATCCCGGGCCACACCGGCGGGATTGAACAGCTTGCTCGTATGCGGGCGCTGGCCGACTTGGGGCTGCCGATGCCCCTGATTGACGGCACGGGCCGCGTGCATGGCCTTTGGGTGATTGAATCGGTCGACGACACCGGAACACGACATTTCAAAGACGGATACCCGCGCATGGTGACATTTGCCGTCGGGTTGAAAAAATACTCCGACGGTGCGGGGATTTTTGGGCTTGTCACCAAGGCATCGAAGATCATCTCACTTTTCGGCTGACGCATGGAATACCTGACGAGACAGAACGATATCCTCGACGACGTGGTTCATCGCTACTACGGCGATACGGATCGTTTGATCGTGGAACGGGTGCTCGAAGCCAACCGGGCGCTCGACCTCGGCAACATCAGCCCGGTGCTTCCTGCCGGGCTATTGCTGACGCTGCCGGATCGCGACCCCGACGCGCCGGTTGAAACTCTCACCCGCCTTTGGGACTGATGCGCCCGACGTTTTCCATCACCGCCAACGGCTCGGACATCACCGGCTCGATTTCATCGCGCTTGGTATCGCTCGACGTCGTGGACACGGTCGACGAAACCAGCGACGGCATGACGCTCGCGTTGGAAGATGCGACGCGGACGCTTGCGCTGCCGAAGTCGGGCGCGAAGATTGAAATCTCGCTCGGCTACAACGGCATCAATACGCGGCTCGGCACGTTCGTGGTCGACGACGTGAGCATCGAGGGGCCGCCGGACATCGTGACCGTGACGGGCAGCTCGACGCCGTTCGTTGAGGCCGAGGGCGGCGGATCGGCGTCGTTTTCAAGCCGTAAGTCCCGCTCGTGGGACGGAAAAAAAATCGGCGACATCGTTTCGACGATCGCTGGCGAATGCGGCTTAGCTCCGGTCGTCGACAAGGCGCTCAAGGACATCACGATTGAGCACATCGATCAGGTGAACGAGTCCGATGCCAACCTGCTCATTCGCATTGCGCGGCTTTACGGCGGCGTGCTGAAGCCTGCCGACGGGCGGCTTGTGCTGGCATCCGAGGCGGGCGGGCAAACGACCAGCGGGCAGGCGCTTGGACTGACGCTCACGCCTGCGGACGTGAAGGACTACCGCGTCAAAATCGGCGGCAAGTCGCAGGGCGTGACGAAGGTCAAAGCCCGGGTGCACGACTATGAAAAAGGCGAGTCGGAAGAGATCGATGTCGACGTCGAAAAACCGCAGTTCGGATCATGAGCGACAATTTCCGGGAAGTGTACGGGTGGGCGACCACCAAGGACGAGGCGAAAGCGGCGGCGAAAACCACCGCCAAGCGGATCGAGCGCGCCAAGGCGTCGATTGACCTGACGATGCCCGGACGAATTGACATCGTGGCAGGCATGCACGTTACGCTTGTCGGCTTCCGCGATGGAGTCAACGGCAAGTGGAAAGTGATTTCTGTTCGCCACACCGTGAGTCGATCGGGGTGGCTTACTGCGATTTCGGGAGAGGCCGCGCAATAACGCGCAAACTTCCGCAAAGTTTATTCTTGATTCTTCGAGAGAAAACGTAAAGCTGCAATCGCTATGCAGCACCAACCAACCAACACGACGGAGGCCCGAGTTGAACCGGGCCTTTCAAACGCGGACTATCACGCTCTCGACTCGATTTCAAAGTCGGGCCTTGACCTGATCCGAAAAGCACCCGCGCTCTACAAGTTCCGCCGGGAAAACCCTCAACCACAAACCCCGGCATTGCGATGGGGCACGCTCGTTCACACAGCGATCCTCGAACCGCACAATCTCGCCGAGTTGGTCGTTGCGCCAAAGATTGATCGGCGCACGTCCGCAGGCAAAGCGGAGTGGGCGGAGTTCGAAGCCAAAAGCGCCGGGCGCGAGATCGTCACCGACGAAGAGCTTGAAAAGCTGCTCATGACGTCCGAGGCGGTGCACGCTCACCCGGCGGCGGGCAAGGCGCTTGCAATGCTCCGAGAGGTGGAGACGTCAATTTTTTGGACCGACCCGGACACCGGCGTAAATTGCCGGTGCCGCCCTGACGGCATCCTTTCAAATGGTCTGATCGTCGACGTCAAAACAACGGGCGACGCCAGCCCTGACGAATTCATGAAGACGGCGGCAAAATGGCGCTACCACGTGCAGGCCGCGTACTACTCGGATGGCTACCGCGCCGCATTCGGCGAAGCCCCAAAGGGATTTGCATTCATTGCGGTCGAAAAAGACCCGCCATTCATGGTCGCATTCTACGTCGCCAGCGAAGCAATGACCTTGCGCGGACGATCGGATTACAAGGCCGATCTGGCAACGTTTGATCATTGTCATAAAACTGACACATGGCCTGCGCTGTCACCTTCACCAATTATTATCGACCTACCAAAGTGGGCCTGATAAAAAATCGCGCAATGTGATTAAAATACCAGCAATCTACTCCAACACACCAAATACAAGAATAAACAATGAGCAAAAACAACACACTCACCGCCCCTCAGGGTGGCCACGTCAACCCGTTCCAACGCGCCGCGCTTGCCGAGCATGTCAATGCTGGAACGATTGAAATCGAGAGCAGCCGCGCCGTCGCGGAGGCTCAGGGCAAGCTGGTCATCGCCAAGCGTTTCCCGCGTGACGAAGCACGGGCGTTCTCCAAGATCATGGAGAGCTGCAAGCGGCGAGGATTGGCCGAGGAAGCCACGTATTCGTTCCCCCGGGCAGGGCAAACCATAAGCGGGCCGTCGATCCGGCTCGCCGAGGAACTCGCACGCGCGTGGGGCAACATTGACTATGGCATCCGCGAGCTGAGTCGAAAGGACGGTGTGTCCGAAATGGAGGCATACGCATGGGACCTTGAGACAAACACCAGCTCGTCGCAGAAGTTCAGCGTCCGCCACATCCGGGACACCCGCGACGGGCAAAAGCCGCTGCATGACGAGCGCGACATCTATGAGTTGACGGCGAACCAAGGGGCGCGCCGCCTACGCGCTCGCATCCTCGCGATCCTGCCGCCGGACATCGTGGAGGCCGCACTTTCGGAATGCCGGGCAACGCTGGCCGGCGACAACACCGAGCCGGTCGCTGACCGCGTGCGCAAGATGCTCCGCGCGTTCGAGAAATACGGCGTGACGGCCGCGATGATCGAGGCGCGCTTGGCGCACAAGCTCGACTCCGTGCTCCCGGACGAAATCGCCGACCTGCAAGGCATCTTCAACAGCCTGAAAAACGGCATGTCGAAGGCGTCGGATTGGTTCGGCGGGGCGAAGCCGGAACGCGAAACCGCAGCGGGCGTGCTCGATGAAGAACCAGCGAAGCCGGTGGCGAAGAAGGCCGCGCGCGTAAAGGCCGAAGCACCTGCCCCGGCACCGGCACAACAACCCCAACCGGAGGACGTGAACAGCGATGAATCGGCAGACGATGGCGACATCTTCGGATGATGAATTCCTGACCGTCGACGCGCTCATCGCTCGCTGGAAGGCACAGGTGACGAGCGCGACGCTGGCGACATGGCGATCCCGGGGGCACGGGCCG